AGCTTCAAGTCCAGTTTTACCTTGTACTGCATTATACTGCGGACCTACTACAGTCCAAACTGTGCCATCGTACATTGAAAGACGTTTTTCACTGTTATCAATCCATAAATCTCCTGCTACAGGGCTAGTTGGCTGTGTTGCACTAACTGATGGTGAACCTGAAGTTGTAAAACTTGTACCATTATATATTTTTAATCTATCGTCACCAGTATCATACCATAATTGTCCTTCTAAAGGATTACTAGGAGCACTTGAAGAAGCAAAATTTTCAATAATTTTTACAAAATTTTCATTAAATGCTTCGCCAAACCCTTTATAGTTACGTCCAACTAGTGTTAAGTCTGTAGATGTAACATCTATTATTCCATCAGTAAGTTCTACTAACAAGGACCCGTCTGTTTTGTTTATTTTATAACTCATGATCCTGTGACTCCTGTGTAGATAATGTAATTAATTGTTTGATACGGATTAGTTATATCTAATGGTGCTCCAACTTCACTAAATCCGCTTCCAGTTGGAATAGCAACATCTCCACTTGATCCAAATCTTTGTGATAAATCTTCAGCTCCAGTTTGTAAGCTACTTGGTTGTGCATCAGTTGGGATAACTCCTCGACCATCAACTTCACGATGTGCAAAAAACTGTTGTCCATCTGGTGCTTTTAAATCATGTTGGTGTTCTGGTAAGTTTTCAACATCAATAGTTTTAGAACCAGTTCCGTCTACTGCTCCTAATGTTTGTGAATTTACTGTATCAACCCTTGTTGTTTCTGCTGGTGGTACTGTAGTGCCTCCCATAACAGCACTACCCATTGGAAATCTTCCTCTTAGATCTGGTACAGAGAAAAATCCAGCTGTAGTTTCAATTTGTGGTTTATAATTATAATCAATTAATTGGAATAGCTGATTAAATACCCCTGTACTTAATTCTTGTCCGTTACAAAACTTCCAACCTGCGGGTTCTGCGTTTCCAGCATATGGCATAATACTGCCAATTGGTGTAAGACCGCCTATTGCTTGGAATAGTGTTTGTCTAGTTATTCTTTTTAGTCCGGTATTATCACCACTAGTTCTATCTATTAGTATTTCATCGTTAGATAAACTGTTATTAACTAATTCTTTCCCACTAACAATAGTGTTTTTTACACTTAAATTAAATTCTTTAACTCCGCCGCCTGTTTGTCCGTCAAAACTTTGTTCAACTGTTTCAACATCACCTGTAACTCTAAACGTAGTTGCACTTGTTAGCTTATCTGCACTTCCTGCTTTTCCGCTAACGTTACCACTTACTTGTCCTTCTAAGTTTCCTAAGAAAGTAGTAGCATAAACTTTGCGCCATTTTAAAGCAGCTGTACCTATGTTTCTAGCATTATTAAGATCGGGTAAAATTAAGTCACTTGCTGCTGTATCTACAACTAAATCATTGTTACCTAATGTAATTGCTTTTTGGACTGTAATATTTTCACCAACATTTAGTGTTTTAGCAACACCAACACCGCCTTTAGCAATAATACTACCGTTACTTATTGTAGTACTTTCAGTTGTGTCATTGGTTTTAATTGTGCCACTAGATAAAATGTTACCTGTTACATCTAATGCTTCATCAGGTGCTTCGTTATTAATTCCAACTCGTAAACTTGAGTCAACTCTTAAAACAGTATTACTGTTTCCTGCATTTCTAACTCTAACATCAATATTTGAACCTTCAATATTATGTTGTATTACACCAGCACTACCTTCAATACCAATATTAAGTTCAGCATTAATACCATAAGCAATACCACTGTTGTTTTGAATATTTAATGGACTAGTAGTTGTTGATTCTGCATCGCCTCTTAAGAAGTTTCCTGCTGGAATAGCTAAATTGTTTACAATTAAGTTTTCAGATTTTTCAGCAATACCGTAGAACTTAACATTGTTAATTCCATCACCGTCTGTATCTCTACTTGCAAGGTTAATACCTGGACGTATAGGTGCTCCTGTAAATCCTGTAATTGTTGCTTTAGGAGTAAACTCACTAAAAGCAATTATAGCAACAATATTTGCTGCAACTTGAATTTCAATAACTGTGTTTTCTGCATTATCTTGACCGATAATTGTATTTGGTACAGCACCAGTTGTTAGGCCATCACTAAATTGCGGGCCAACTAGTATCCAACCACTACCACTATACAAGTATAATTGTTGGTTATCTGTATCAACCCATAAATCGCCAGTTAGTGAATTAACAGCATCAGGTTGAGTTGTACTTTTCTTTAGACCACCACTTGGAACCCAAATAGTTCCATCGTATACTAACAGTTGCTCTGATGAACTATTATACCATAACTGTCCTTCAATTGGTCTATCTGGTGCAGTTGGTGCTGCAAAATTTTCTAATAAGTGAAGTAAGTCTGTAGCAATTGCGGCGCCGTACCCAACACTGTTTTTTCCTGGTAACTGCAAACTAGTATCATTATTGATAGTTTGATCTTCAATTATTATGGGATTGTTTTCGTTACTATCAGTAAATTGTATTGTATATGGCATTCAATTATCCCTCGTTAAAACCTGTTAGACTTTGTATTCTCACAGTGTAATCAATTTGTATCAATCTATTCAATGACTTTTGTACAGGATGGAAAATTACATGTGTAAGTAGTCTACCTGTGCCGTCTGCACTATATGCTTTTAATCCTAATTCGTCAAATACATATAAACTTTCTGAGTTAGTTGCAGTATCAAATGCATCTTGACCTTCTGGTTCACCATAATCTAACAAACAAGTTACTAATACATCAGTATAGTTTGTTCCGCTAACGTGTCTTGTTTCAATTTTATTTCTTGCAGGATCTAAATTGTTAACACTACGATCATCTACTACTTTAGTAAATGTTTCGTTATACAAACTTGCATTTGTACCTGTTGAGTTTGGTGTTAGGTATGTAATAATACCTGTATCATCAACGCTTGTACCGCCGTTTCCGAACCCCATTTGGTAAATCCAACCAGTACCAGCATTTCCTATACTTTCTGCTAGGCTTATACTCATATTTTCATAATGGATAGCATTATTTTTATCCACTATTACTTCTCCAGTTTCTGGATTGTGTATTTTGATGTGTCCTTGTATTAACACACCGCTATTTTCATTTATTTTATCTGTCATTTGTTATACATCCTGCTGTTGTATTTATCGCGGCAAGTCAACTGTTGAGTCACGTAAGAATCTAGCTATGTCAGAATCTGCTTTACTCAGTTGAGTACCTAGATTTGTCCATATTATACCGCTACGTCTTACAACAGTTACCTTAACGTTTTCTGTTGGGGTTGTGGTTAATGTTAGTGTAGAACCATTCACACTAAACTCTGCCGGAAGTGTAACATCACCCTCCGGACTATCTTGATATGTTGGATTTAATGATACGTAACTACTAATTGCGTTTTTACGTAAACGTTTGCCGCCAACAAATACTTCAAAAGTATCTTTAGGAAGGCCTGGACCATCCGGATCTTCCGCTTCAAAATCTAAAGTATACGTACTTGATGTACCATCTGCTATAAACTGTGTTGTAAGTGTTTCGTCTTTGTACGGCATCACTGATGTCAAGCCGCTGTTAAACACTGTAGTACCTTCAATATGTGTATCTTTTACACCTGTACCTAATGTACCACGTCTTAGTTGACTCAATACATTGTCGTTTCTTACAAAATATTCTATTCTTTCGCCACCTATAAATATTACACCCGGAACACTACTTGTTGCATCTGGAATAGGTAATGTACTTCCATCGCTTATTGTAATCTTTTGGTCATACCAATTTAAGTCTGTAACTAATTGTATACCAGCAGTATCATCTAAACGCTTATAATGAGTACGGTTAAGCATATCTTTGAACTGGCTCCAACCATATTTGTTTACTGACTGTGTTTCTGCAAAATGTATTAATTCAATTACATCATTTTGTGCAATAGGAATATTAATTTTTACATATTTTTTATTATCTGTTACTTGGTACTGGATACTTGGTAATAATAATTGACCGTTTATAGTAATCCAAACATATTCAGCATCTATAGCCGGAGTAGGTAATTCAATAAGACCAGCTGTTAAGTGATTAAACTTATACCAATCATCAGTATTAGGTGTAAGTGTAACTCTAGAAATTACATCTAGTTGCTGTCTTTCAAATCTTTGGCTATCATGATTACTAAATTGGTAAACTGTAAGTACATCATTTTCGTTATATGCACTGTCAAGGTATATAGTTCCTGGTGTGTCTACAAATTCTCCACCAGCATCAATATAACCAAATGCATATTGTCCATCATTTACAAGATAAACATCAAGGATGTCACCTGTACTATGTCCTACTGCTGTTTTAATTCTTACAATACTACTTCCTGCAGAACTAGACGCACCAGTAAATGTCCAATCTTTCAAGTAAGTTAATTTTTTACCATTAACAAAAACTTGTAAGCCTTTGTTGTTTACTGATCCTGGCGGAATTTGGAAATTATCTAATTGATATTCTCTTGTTGCCGCTGACATTGTAAACTTTTGTGTATATCCTGCATTTAAAATAATGTCATTAACTTTTACTATAGTTTGCCACGGAGTTGGCGTAGCAGTAAACGGAGTTGTGGTTAATGCATAGGAAACTGTGCTACCGTCTAGTGTAAAGTTTTGTATACCAACTTCACTGTAGTTTTGGACGTCTCCGCCTTCAAAGAATGCAAAGTTAATTACACTCCCTGCAGCAGGAGGTGTTGCAAATTTAATTAATGCATTTCCGCTAATACCATCTGGCTTACGACTTTTTACAACAACATTTTCTAATTTTTGTCCGTCAAGTGTAATTACTGATTGCAAATTATCAGCAAAACGTACATTTGTTAAGAATCTTGCTGTACTTCCGTCTGCTACAAAATTATCAATATCTATTATTTTTGTTCCGCTAACACCTAGTACTGCTAGATGTATTTTAGATCCAACTGTTGGTGCAGTATTAAATGTAATAGTTTTAGCATCATAGTCTATTGTATATTCAGTGCTTGCAATTATAGCATAATTTATTTTTACAAATAAACTATCTTGCTGTATTAGTTCTGCTCCAAAATTAAACACAGTAGTTGTACCATCGCCAGTGTAGTTCCTACTTGTAATTTTACTACTTCCGTCTGACGGTCTTTCGTAAACTTTAATATCTAATGTATCAAGTACTTGTCCAGGAACTAACTCTTCAGGACCTGCACTTGTAGTTGGTGTTACAAATCCGTCACCGTCAATATTAATATCAGCTGCAGATATACCTGTTGCTGTACTGTAGTTTAGTGCGCCACCTTTTATAAGTGTATCATAACTGTTAGGTTCTGGTAAGTATGTTCCGTCACTAGTTGATTTTCTAAATATAATTATATCAGTATTACTAATTGAAACAGCTTCTTCGTCAAATACTACTAAGTCTGTTGGAAGTGTACCATCGTCTGTTCTTGACCAACCAGTTTGTCCTGCTCCTGTTATACTTTGTATAACTGCATTTGGATTAGTTGGTGTACTTGGATAGTTAGGATCATCAATTCTTACATTATTTTTATATACATGATACTGTACTCCAGTTTCTAATACTTTAGCAAAAGTAAAAGTTGTTGTACTATCATCTAATTCAAAAATCTCATCTTCAAATGTTTCATCATATGAATCCCAAGTATCTCCTCCACTATCAAATCCACGACCTTGTTCAAATTCAAAACTCTTAACTTCAACTCCGCCGTAATCTAAGCCAGTCATAAGTTGTTTTAAATCAGTTACATAATTGCCATTCTTAGGAATAAAGTTATTAATTCTATCCTGTGCTTGCATTATGTCGCTTGATAGTTTATACTCAATTAAAATTGTTTCGTTTAACTCAGGTAAATTTACAAATGATATCTGTCCAAAATATCTATCATATCCTTTGCTAACATCAAGTTTGTTTGTAAAAGTATATTCACTGTCTAATGCTTCTACATTGTTTACATAAACTTTTATATTTGACTTATCTAAATCCATTGGCCAACTTAGATCATATTCAAATTTACTTCCACTAGCAACAAATGTTTCTGATTTGTTTAAGTTTGTATAAACGTATGTTCCTGTTGTTCTATCAAATTTTACACTAGTATGTAATCCACGTACAGGACTATCACCAATTTGTATACTGTATGTTGCTTTTTCACCTGTATCAGATATATTATCTAATGATTCAATTGTTGGAGCACTATAGAATCCTGAACCTGCGTTAACTATTTTAACTCCAGTTACTTTACCGTTTGTTCCTATAGTTGTTTCTAATTCAACTCCAGATCCTCCGCCGCCTGATACTTTAAGTACAGGTGGACTAAAGTATCCACTCCCTTGATTAACTACATTTACTTTTACAACTTTATAACTGCTGTTGTCTAACCAATTTTTATTTGGATAAGTTTCAATATCTGTATTTGTGCCAACTAATGTATTAGACTGTACTTTTACATTTTGCGGAACTATTTTTCCTTCTACTGCACTATAAGATGCTGGTAAATCAAAGTCAGTAACTACTGTTTGTGTATTGTCAAGTCCTTCGTATGCACTTAGATATTCACGTATTTTTGTTCCAAAAGGTTTAACTTCTTTAATATATGCTTCATAGCTAGGAAGACTATCATTATTAAATGTAATATCTTTTCTTAAACTCCCAACATTATGTTTTGCTTTTATAAAGCTAGTTTTAAATGCCCAATCAATATAAGTCTGCTCACTAAATGCATAACGTAAACTAGCAAAGAATAATTCATTAAATTTAACTTGTAGATCGTCAATGAATAAATTATCTTTAATAGTGTTTAATATTATTCTTAATTCAGTACGTGGTTCACTGTCAAAGATTTTAGTATCAAAACTAATAGTATCAAAACCAGTAAATGCTGCTTCTGAATCATATAACGTTTCGTTAAATTTAATTGTACCATTTTGTCTACCAATTGTTTTGTAATTGATTGTATAATCTTCGGTATCTTGGCTGTCTATTTTTTCAAGAAGTAACCAACCACCTGATCCAATATTACTGATTTTTACTACATTACTAATACCAGCTTCTAACTGTGTAAGTTCGTAAGCATTGTCAATCAAATAATCTATGTCAGTAACTTCACTATATCCTGTTGCATACCAGTCTTTGTAGTCCCAAAATAGTTTTGTGTCATACGCTTGGCTTTTTACTCTATTCCAAGTTCTAGCAACTGTGTCTCTTTCGTATAATGCCCATTTACCTAAAATTGTGTTGTCGCTGGACACTAGTACAGTAAACGGTCTAACAGTTAATATAACATTATCAGAATAATTTTCGCCGCTTTCTAAAATAGTTACACTAGACACTTTTCCAAGTGCGTCAATTGTTGTTTGTAATACTGCACCAGAACCTAAACCTGTTACAGTAACTAGCGGAGCATTTCTATATCCTCTACCTGGGTCAGTAATTAATACGTTTGTAATTTTACCATTAACAACCACTGGTGTAAGAACAGCCTGTGATGCTTTAGCAACTCCAACAAATCCTAGATCATCTAACGTGTCAATTTTTACATCATATAAATTTGAAACTACTGTTGGTTCAGGATCATTCTTATTCAAGGAAGTAATAATTTTATCATCAACAATTAAGTTTTCTGATAGCACTAAGTTTGTACGTTCAATAAACTGTTTTAGAGCTTCGTATCTATTTTTAAACCAGCTTTGTCTTGGCTTGTTTAATGCGCCATATTTTTGTTTAGGACTTAGATATGGATCTGGAACAATTCTGTCTTGTTCATCGTATCCACTTAAACTATCGAACCATTTACGTACAATGTCGTTGTTAGGTTGACTTGTTTCTAATCCTTCACTAATGATTTGATACTGGTTATGTATATTCTGTGTTTGGTTAGGTATTGTCCAGTACTGTGTACTAAGTGCAACCTCAGTGCCTTTAATATATTTTTCAGCATTGTAAAGTACAAATTGTGACGGACTTATAAGTGCAGCAAACGTATATCCTTTAGCAATAGGATCTTGTATATAATCTGCAATATCAAAAATACTAGTATTTCTAAATTCTACATCCGGAACAGTCTTTTTATTCTTTACCCAGAAATAATAATTTGTTTTAAATATTTTTGCAACACCGTCGTATATTTTACGTGTACTATATGTGGCATCGCCATATAAACTTGTTCCGCTAAATCCTTTTGCAAATCCATTTTCAGTATCAGCCTGTGCGTCCCATTCACTTGGAATTACTGGTGATTCTACCCATTCATATACATCGATTACGTTTCCTTGGAAT